CCATGGGGTCATCAATCACATACGCATAAGCGAGGTTGGTCGAAGTGCTGATCAAAGCAGGCAGATACTGACCTTGAACGGTTTGGCCGCTCGAATTCACGTATTGACCGCCGACACAGACGCCGACAATTGCACCAGAGTTGGTGGTGGAAGAAACAACCAGATAACCGGTGCTGTCAATCGCTACCGTGTCGCCAAAAAAGACGGCGGTAGCAAAGGCGGCTGCAACGGGAATCTGTCGAATAGCACCAGCGTATGGCATGCCGTCAATGCGATTGACAGGCTTTAGACCATAGGGTGCGGAGACAGTGGGGTAAGCCATTGAAAGACTCCTAAAGATTAAGAACCAGAACCGAAAGCTCGTCCCTTAGTCACTGTTGAGCGGCGCTCATTGAACAGCGGCATACGGGCATCGCTCTCGCGCATGTAGGTGTTGTCTACCGAATCAATTTGCGAATCAGTAATCTTTTGGAAATACTGATTGCGTTGACCGACAAACTCCACCGGGGTTTTACAGAGGATGAGTCCACCTACTTCGATCGCGTCTTTGTACCGACTATTGGGTTCGGCAAAAAGCTGCGCCTCAGGGTGATCCGAAGCCTTTACAGGCTCCCAGCCCTCGCGGAATTTTGAAGACACATTCTTGGCATCAGCTTGGCCCATCATGCTGGTACGAATCCAGCGGAACGCGTAGCCCGGCTCTTCGTCAACTTCGGGTAGAAGTTCAGCAGGTGCCCATTTGGTCACTGGACGCACCTCGCGAGCACGAGATTCGAGTTCACGATTAAGTTTGTTCTGTTCTGCCATGATTATTTCCTCATTTCTTCCGCAACCTTACGAGCATAGAGTTCCAAAGGAATTCCAAGCCGCTTGGCGATATTCACCTGCGACGGGCTGAGCACGATTTTTTTGGATGCAGTGCTGCGCGTTGCGGGTGCAACAACATTTGCTTTCGGGCGCTGAGAAGAGTTAGCTTCAGCGGGCTCGTCGGACGCAAATTTATCCGAAAACCTTTGGCGAATCTCTCCGTTGAGTTTCTTGTAGTACTCATCCGAAGTAGGGTCAACACCATCTTCCAAAACCAGCTTTTCATGCAACGCGAGAGCATAGCTGGTCATTAACCGGTCTTTTCCAAACCATGGATTCTTGTCTTGCCAAGCCTCCACTTTAGGATCAGACGGCGCTTCCCGCGTGATTTGTTTAGTTTGTACACTAACCTCATCCGTTTGTAAAGGGGTAGGTTTGAAATTACTTACCCGGTCCGCACGAATCTTGGCAGTAGTCAGGTTTTCTTGGGCTTCCACAAGCCTGTCAGAGTCCCCTGATTCATACGCCTCCTTGTAGGCACGCTTGGCTGTTTCAACTTCGCTGGCAACCACCCGTTTTGCCTGCTCAAGTAGTGCTTCTTGATTAGTATTTAACGATCCTTTGAGCTTTTTATTCTCATCTACGACCGTCTGCGCCAACCGCAAAGCCTCTTCTTTTTCACGATTAGCCGCCTCTTTTGCCCGGCGTTCATCGTGATAGCCACGCCCCAAGTGAGCCAACCGCTCTTTGAGACGTTTGTCGCTATATTTAGACAGTTCTTCTTCCGTTACTGCCTCGGGAGGGGTGTCCAGCGGTTTGCGACCCCTATCCCCCTCTGGCGTATCGTCAACAATCTCTATCTCAGGCTCAGCTAGGGCAACTCCAGACTCTTCCAAGTCTTGCGCTGCTTTGGCTTCAGCCTCTTCCTTTTCGTCCGGAAATACAAACGTAGTTTTTTCAAATTCAGCCATGAGTTACTCCTTATGCACGGGAAATACCACGCGGGTCTTGAACCACGGCTTCGACCGAGTCATCGTTGATGATGCGGAACTCTTTGCCATGAATCTTGATCCGTGTACCGGTGTTGGGTCTAACCAACACAAAATCCCCTGTTTTGCATGACGCACCACTGGGGAACCGCTTTTCATCTTTGTACGCATCGGGTCCCATCTTGACGACATACAACACGGGAGATAGGACCTCCTCGTAGTGCAGCGTCTGGCTAGCTTTCACTATGCCGCTGTCGTAGGACTCGTCAATTTCAGGCAAAACACACAGAAGATGGAAGGTGGCGGGATCGGGTACCTGCCGTGCTTTCTCTTCAGCCGTTTCGGGAAGGACAGTTGATGTTGCACCGTCTTGGCTTACGAGGATTTCACTCATTGTCTAATTGCTCCATTCGTTTAGCGAAGTCTTGAAGTGTTAAGTTGGCGTGGTCAAGACCTCGAATCACCCCCACCAACTCTCGGTACTCGGCGTAGTCTTTGGCTGCGCCCGTACAAAGCCTGTCTACCGCCTGCTGGCGGTACTCGTCGTTTTGTTTTTTAAGAAACTCTATTTCTGTCATTCAATCTTCCCCGGTTGTGGTGCCTGCGCCGTTTGCTGTGCTGCGAGGGCCGCTTGCTGCCGCGCCACCTGCTCAGCATGAGTTAACTTCTGGCGGTGGGCCATGTCCTTGTGGCGCAAGTCCTGTTGTTTCTGCGCGGCCATCAGCCCCATGTTCATACGCTTGGTCTCCATCTCCTGCTGCGCCCGCGCCGCTGCAATCGCCGGGTTCTCACCCTGCTTACTGGCCATCTCTTGCTGCTTGATCTGCAACTCTTGCGCTTTAAGCTGCAACTCACCCTGCACCTTGGCGGCACGAGTCTGAGCTTCCTGCTGCTTGATCTGCAACTCAGCCTGCTGCATCTGGATGATCGGGTCCTGCGCCATCTGCTGGTTCTTCTGCTGCTGCGCCATCGCCATGTTCTGCTGGAGCAACTGAGTGGACGCCTGCGCCACAAGCTGTGACAACTGAACTTCCACTTCCTCGGGCAGCTTCTCGTTGGGTTTGGGCAGCGGAACACCCAACTGCTCTTCAATCTTCTTACGGTACGCATACGCCAAGTGCTCAGCAATGTGCGCCTGTATGGCACCCATCATCTGCTGCGCCATCGGGTTCTGCCCCATCTGTTGAGCAATCATTGGGTCCTGCATAAACGTCGAGTGCGCCGCAATGTGTGCGTCATGATCTTGGTAAATAAACGCCTTGGTCGGCTCCCCGTTGAGGAACGCCATGTTCTCGCTGATCGGGTCACGCGGGGTCTGATCATCTTCAATCGGAACCAACTTCTCCGCATTCTTAATCCCCAACACCTCAATCATCTGTCTGTGCAGGTTGGGTAAGTTGTATATCTGCGGAGCTTGCTGGGCCAACTGAATCACAGCTTGATACTGCATGATCCGCTGGGCCATCGTGCTGCTGTTGGGGTCACTGACTGGAATGACCTCCACCATGTCATAGTCTTCTTGCTTGGCAGACGCGTCTCCTGACTCAGGCTCATAGTCATACTGGCTCGGCGTGTTGTCCCTGATGATGCCTTTGAGTATTTTGAACTCCTGCTTCATCGAGTTGTGTACACGCGCCTGTACCGCGCCCATGATCTTTAACTGCCGCTCCAGCAACGCCAGCGTCGTGCCAACAGGAGCTTGAGCACTCATATCGCTGACCTTCATGTCAGCAATAGAGCCCAGCCGCCGACCCTCATCGGTGATCTGGTTGAGCAGGGCCATCAATACTTGGCTTGGCTCCTTATAAGGCAGCGTCATGATGTTGTCTTTGATGCTTCCAGAGGGGACATCCACATCTCTGAACTCTCCGGGGGCGATCGGAGTGTCATCTCCCTTAACCCTTAACCCCCTAGATTTAAGACCACCCGGCAAATTGCTCAAAGTGCCTGCATCTACCAACTGCCTGATAAGGCTCGTGCCAGCACGGGCGTAACCACCAATAATGTGAATGAGGCCCATGCCATATGCCCCAAACCCGGGGATATAGTCATACTGCACCAGATGCTGACGCTTCTGGTAGTTCTCATCACCTTCTTCCCAGTTACGGTAGATCGCCAAAACATCCTGCGTTCCCTTATCAATCGTCACGATGTAGGGAACAGCTACTTCATCCTCATCCTCATACCCTTTGAGGTTCCAGTCCACCTGAATCTCATACACCTGATACCGATCGTCGTCAGTAACTGAGTAGCCCTGCTCCTCAGCTTTTTTCTTCTCAACGTCCGTGTGGTTCATCACCGGCTCACCCAGATCAATGTCCCGGTAGAACCCAGCTACTTGCAGCTTCTTGATGTCGTTCTTAGTCTTACGCATGACGTGCGTCACACGCTCAGCCATCCGCGCACCACTCGACCCGTAGGGGATAATCACATCTTCAGCGGGCACAAAGATCGAAGTCTGCCGCCCCAAACCCGGATCAAAATATACTTTCTTAAACGCCGAGCCTGCAAGCCCCAAGTTAAACAGCATGCGCTCATGCTCAGGCCGGTACTCAGGCATCTCCTCGGTCAGCTTGAAGTTCATGTCATCTTGAACCCGCTGCGCCGCTTGCTCTTTCAGTTTATCTATAGCACCGATGATTTCTGTCTTAACCGGGCCTTGAGCTGGAAATGTCTCAGTAATCGTTTCGCTCTGAAACCTAATCGCGGCTTCTGTAAGAACTGTTGAATATACCCCGCAAGCCCCGTTCCAAGGTTCTGTTCTCTCTTCATACTTAGTCCCCAGTACTTCAAGACCTTTCACATACGTCTCAGTCCAATCCTTGCGACTGGCAATGTCGGCATCAACTAGCTCCAGTAAGTCACTAGCTAAACTGGCCAACTCACCGTCATCCATTTCTTCGGCAAGGTTTGCACCAAACGCTCCTTTTTCCCTATCGCTACCCGGCTCGATAGTTATCTCCATACTACCGTCGCTGAGCGTAACCGCATCAGGATTTTCAATCTCAATTTCTAGGTCGGGCTCCATGCTGTCCATCCCCAAACCCATGGGGGCTGCATACATACCCTTGTCAATCATGTTCGTTGCCATTTTGTACCTTTAGTAAAACACCGCATTGCGGCGGCGAAAGTATTTCTGTTCTTCCGGTTCATCAGTAGGCAATCTTAAGAATCCCCCCTGTCGGAAGCGCATCAGCGCAAGAGTGGTAGCGTCGACTAAGTCGTCATGCTCGCCCGACGGGAACGCTGCTACCTCATCGACCAATTCCTCGGCCCAAGCAGTCCGTGGCACCCACACCTTACCTGACGCAATTATGTCCGAGACAGAGTTCAAGCGGGCAATTTTGTCTTGCCCCCTACTTGGTGTGTACTCCTGCACCGGAATTCCCATCGCACGTAGTTCATAGATCAGTGGTGCCCCGGTCGCCTTTTTCTCGACGATCACACTATCAGGCTCCCACTCTTCGTACTCATTGAACACATCTTTTTTAAGCTGCACCCACTCAACACGCTTCTTGTACGTATTGAGCAAGATGATGTTGGGCAGACTGTGGTCTTCGTCGTTGTAGAATACCCCCCACGTCGTGCCCGCTGAATAGTCGGCCCGTTGAGTCTTCTCGAATGCTGTGTCCCACGACTGAAGTATGTACTCACACTGTGGCGGACGCTCTTGTTCCCACCATTTCCACCAGTCCCGCTTCACAATCGCAGACTCGTTACCAATGGGGTTCTGCTGATACTGCGCCTGCCACTTACTATTAGGCAGTTCCGTCCTAAGAGCTTCAAGCTCCCCCAACGACCAAAACTCTGGCCATAGCGGATTGCCCGAGGGCATGATGGCAGGAAACTCAATCACTTCCCACTGCTCGCCACCCCTGTTATGGGCCGCTTTCAGCACCTGACCGGTCAAATCCCGCTGCGCCCACCGCGTCATAACGATCACGATTGCCCCGCCCGGCTGCAAACGCTGCCTTGGGCCGGAGGTATACCACTCATACACCTTATCGAACACTTCTGGGTTACTTGCTGCCAGTGCAGCTTCCTGTTCTGAGTGCGGATCGTCAATAATCAGCACATTTGCACCCTTTCCGGTTACAGTTCCACCGACTCCAATGGCAAAATAGTCGCCCCCTTTGCTGGTATTCCATCGTCCAGCGGCTTTGGAGTCTTGTTGGAGCGTTAATTCCGGAAAAATCTCGCGGTAAACCTCCGTATCGACCAAATTTCGCACTTTCCGGCCAAAACCAACGGCCAATTCGCCCGTATTTGAGCTTTGAATGATCTTTTTGTTAGGGTATTTACCTAGAAACCATGCTGGCAGGAGGTAACTTGCGAATTCTGACTTCGTATGGCGGGGCGGCATGTTGATGATGAGCCGTTTGCACTCACCCCGTGCGACCCGCTCAAACGCCTGAGCCATAATCTTGTGGTGACGCCCGCTGATGAACTCTGGCCACACTCTCTCAACGAACCCCATGAACGTATTTCGAGCACGTTCCTTCTCCAACATCTTCTCGCGGCGCTCCAAATCTTGGAGGATCACCATCTTTTTAGAATCGGGCAGTTTATCTAGCTGCGCCAGCAGCATTTTGAACTCGGGGTCAAGAATGTCGGATTGTTGCTCACGCACCGGCACTCTCCTGAGGTGGATCGGCGGGTAGGGTTTTCCCTCGGGCCATCTCTATGTCTTCGACCAGAGTTGTTTCGCGCTCAAGACCCAGCACTTTGTCGACGTCAATCTCAAGAGTTGGCACATCCACGGCATGCAGCCGCATCATCTTCCTGATCTTGTCTTTGATCGCCTCGTCCAGATCAGACACGTTGTTGTACGTAACCGTAATCTCGGTCTTCTCGGAGAACAGCCCAACGTCTGAAATCTTGCCCAGCATCTCAGCGGCTTTGATCTCAATACGCGGGTCTCCGCAACCGGCAAGGTCCAGCAGTTTGTTAGTCACTACTAACCTAAGCTCCGCCGCGTCTGCAACAAACTGACTGTTGTACTCTTGCAACATCGTGCCGATTCGCTCAGCGACGGACACTCGCTCGAGAAGAGAGGAATTCTTAGGAGGCTTATCTTCTTTGAGGGGTCTGGTCCTTGGGCGACCAACGCCTCTTTTGGGCACGGCTTCTACGCCCGCTGGTCCCGCCACTCTATCTGATCCCTCTACCTCCATCGCGTCCCGATACTCCCGCTCTGCCCGCTTTGCAAAATCTTGAAACACGGCATCCGCGTCCGCTTGGTCCGTGGGAGATTCTTCGTATTGGGCACCGAGCCCTTTCAACACAGCGGCGGTGTTGGCAGCGATCTGCATGTTTTCGCGCAGAGTCGGGGCTTCCTCGGGTTCAGTACTCTCAGGGTACGGAACCGTCTTGTCAGGATCAATGTAAAGAGTCATGGAGGAAAGGGGCACTCCAAAAAGATGGGCGGAGTGTATCAGTATGGAACCAGAAAAACAAGGGGGGGTCTTCTACAAAAATATATAGGGGGTGGGGGGTCGGCAAAATAAAAAGTGACGGGGGGTGTTTTTAATTTTTGAACATCCGCTGCGCGGAACACTGTGTACGTAGGCGTGACGCACCGTGTTCTCCAATTTGGGGGGTGCCACCACGGTGGGTCCGGCGCGGGCGGCGTTTCGTTTTGCAGTAGCGTGTCCGGCGCGAGATCGTTTTGATTTTGGTGGTGTAGTCGGAGAAGATCGCGCCAGATTTTTCCATTCAATGCTTTGGAATACGCTGTGGAGATTCAACCCTTATTCGGTGGTTCCGTTATAGTTTAACCATGGACAGCGAGATTGGCTGGACATCGGGAATTATCGTCAAGTGTGTCGATTGTTCCTGTGCCGATATTGGCAAACCTCTTAACTTGGAGATTAAATCATGGCTCAGCAAACCTCTACAGCGATCGCGTCCGCGATTGCGGTGCAAACCATCGGCGGCGTTCCTGCTGTCGAAATGCAACAAACCATCTTCGCCATCGGTGAAGAGACCTTGGCGGCTGAGATTCTCATGGCAAAGGGCGAAGAAGCTCGCGCCATCTTGGATCAAAACCTGTTCGACATCGTGAAGGGTTTACCCTTCGTTGAGTTTAGTCTGGTTCGTGACTTCCACAAAGCGGGCGCGGTTGACAAGGGCAAGTCGGATGACGCGGCGCAGAAAATCTGGGAAAGGCAGATCAAGCGGCTTGGCACTACCTTTGACTTCGTGGTACCAAAGTCAGAGTCGAAAGACGCGGTCCGCAAGGCTGAAGCGAAGGCAAAAGAGATCGCCAAATTGGCTGAGTTCAGCGATGATGACTTGGAAAGTCGCAAAGCTGAGTTGTTAACCAAGGGCGATGACAAGTCGTGCACTATGGTCAAGAAGATCAACGCTGAGTTGACACGGCGTAATGCGGCGGACATAGCACAAGCCACGGCTGAGCGTGTCGCGATTCGTGACAAGTTGATCGCCCGCGTGAAAGAGTTGGCAAAAGCGGGCACGGATGACGCGGACGCGTTGTTGATCTCTGCTCTGCAAATGCTGAGCTAAACCCTTGGGTCGGAATGGTCGACACTCTGTCGATTGTTCCGGCCTTTCCCCTTCTTTGTTATAGGATGATGATTATGTTGGACAAAATCTTTATTGCCTTCTTCGCGGCTATGGCCGTGATCACTATCGTGTTTGGCTGGGATTCTGAGGGCGTGCCCTTGCGTCAATTCCTGCTGATTGGTTCCGGCTACTGCGTGGCTGGTTTGTTGTACTTTTGCTCGGAGAAATGATCATGACCCGTAAAGAGCTTATCGCAATGAAAGAGTTTCTTCTGTCCAATCACGCATCCGTGGGTGATTGGTTTGACCCGAGGGCAGACTACGACAACAAGCCCGCCCACGCATGGCGGGCCGTGTGCTACTTTATCGCAGATGTGCCCACGGATGGGGCGGAAAGTCTGGAGCGTACTAACAGCGCACTCAGAGAATTCTGCCGCGAAAATGGGATTGAGTAACCACGGGGGCTTCGGCCCCCATTTTTTTTGGCCCGCGTTGCCCGCTGAATTCCAATCGGCGGTCGGCGCGGGCTTTGAGACCAGTTCCTGTCCGAGCAACGGGGTAGCCTATGCTTGCTTATAGGTATCTATCAACTTTGCTGCCCAAAGAACAAGCTGGGCGGGCGGTGTGAACGGGGTGACCACGCTCTTCTTTGTATACCAGTTCCCTTGGTAACGGGGTAGCCTGGAATAGTCGACAAAGTGTCGTTCTTTCCGGGCTTGGAAGACAGTCGACCGCTCGGCAAGTGCCCAGCGGGTCTAGTTTTACTTAGGGGCCTAAGTACCACTGACACATAAGTCAGCAACGGGCGACGTTTTCCCATGCAAATCCTGCATAGTTTGTTGGCTCAGCACCACAGCGATAATCTATAAAACTACGGGCGATGCACCCGCCATTTCCCCCACTCGGCCCCGCAACACCAATAATAAGCCCGCAGGAAGCCTCTTCTGGAGGGACACATATTGCACAGGTCTCTTACATTAAAAATCCAGCCCGATTTTTGCAAGTCCTTGTTTTTGTTCTCTTTATTTATTTATAATAATAATATAATAATAGATGTTGTGTGTTGTCGCTTTTTTCTGTACCAGTGAGAGGTCCTGGGATTCATCCCCTCTTTTCCCCGACCTTCTCGCCACGCCCACCTCGCCAACTTTTTTCCCCGCCTCCTCTAGGTGCAAAAAAAAGCGACAACACATAACATCTATTACATTATCCTCAAAAACGGGGTAAACACTAGGGTTCTGGGGCTTGATTAAATAAGAGATGTGTGCATATAATGTCCCTCCACAGCACTTTTTAAAGGCCCCCCATGTCACGCACGCCCAAGTACAAGAACGCCGATGATCTCTTCGCCAACTGCAAGCAGGTCAACGACTGCCTCATCTGGCCCCAAACCTCCAACACCCTCTCCACCCCGACCTTCTCGCCCATGTCCACGCTGGCGATGAAGTTCAACACCACCAGCATCGTGCGGGTGACCTTCACCCTATGCCGACACATCCCGTCACGCAGTCGCTTGGTCCGGTGTTGCGATCAACCCTACTGCATCAACCCCTACCACTATGTTGAAGCCACGGCGATTCGCAAGAAGCGCCTCAAGAACGGACAGCCCAATGCTTTGCTTCCTGATCAGGAAGGTGTCCGCGATCTGATTGCACCACCGGAAGAGGAACTGCGGGCGATGCGGCCAAAGGACCCCGACTTACTTATCATGCTTGCGAACTCTGCCCTCACAGCGGGCTACGATGGCCGGGGCATCCTCAACGGGCGCGGCGTGTTCACCGCCCTCAAAGCACCCAAGTACGCCGACCCCAACAAACCGTTGCTCGTCATACGCCGCCGCGAAGAACCCCCAAAGAAAGCCTCGACCTTTGTCGACCCGATCACGCCCGAGATGGAGACAGAGATGGAAGGCTTCCTCGGTCCGTACTTTGACCTGCTCATGGCCAAGAAACAAGAGAAGGAAAGGGAGAAACTCATGGCTCAGGGTTATCCCGAACCCATAGATGGCCGACTTGAGAGTTAAACGGAATCAGGTGCCAAAACGCGGAGAGGGACTTGACAAAGTCTAATTAGTGTGTTAGAATGTACTTTGTACATTTGGGATAGCGAACGGATGTACAGGGGGTTTTCCCCATGTTCGGAGTTATCGACAGCCTGTCGATTTCTCCGGTTCCTCAATCCTTTATTGGAGTTTCCTATGCGTAAGAGTAAAGAAATGCACGAGAGTAATGACATGTTTCAAGTGTTCCAAGGCAAGACAGTAGCCCGTATTGATTACTTTGATGACTTTGGCGAAGGCATCTCTGTGGTCTTCACCGATGGGTCTGTGCTCACCATCAACGAGCGTATGCAAGCGGGCATGATAGATGTGAGTGCATCTGTCTGCGAAGACGACATGACCATCCGCATTGCGCGGGAGAAAGACAGGTACGAACTGTGAACAAACTCCCAGACCGCGTCCTGCGCGTTGTGTTTCTGCTGGCACTCATTGTGCTGGCCCTTGATCTTCTGGTGTGGCGGGCATGACTCTCCATACTAGAGAATTGGTTGACGCTATGGCAGCTAAAGTTGATCGCGTCAACTACGACTGGCGCATGTGTCCCCGTTGCGGGGATGATGTGCATGTAGAGCGTTGGAACCTCGGTTTCAAACTCTGCTTATTCTGCGGGCAAGAAGCCGCAGAGGCTGATCGCGCATCTTGGTGCGTGGTGCAAACATACGGCAAGGGGCCGTATATGCTGGTGACTCAAGCGTCTGCACCCCAGACACTTAAAGACACCAATCAGAAAAACACCCGCTCGGAGTAATCGACACGGTGTCGATTTCTCCTGTATCTCAACTTATAAACCTTCACTTTCAAGGAAACCAAGATGTCTGACATCAACTTCAACCGCCGCGTGGACCATGACGAAGCCGTGGCCATTCTCCTCAATTCTGGAGGCAACTCCGTGCACCTGCGGGGCGAGCCGGGCGTGGGCAAGACGGCCATTCAGGATGTGCTGGTCGCCAAGACCGGATACCACAAGGTCTACATCGACGGGCCGAACACCGATGTGGGCCAAGCGGGCATGCCCATCCCCAACCATGACAAGCGCATCTTGGACTTCTACCCAGCGGGCAGTTTCAAACTGCATCTGAACGAACCCTGCGTGATCATGATCGACGAGTGGACCAAGACCGATGACTATGTCCGCAATACCCTGCACCCGTTGTTGCACGAGCGTCGCCTTGGCGATTACAACCTGCACCCCAACACCATTGTGTTCACCACGGGCAACATGGACGGCGATGGCGTGGGGGACTCCGTCAAGAAACACACCGTCAACCGCCAGACATGGCTCACATATATGAAACCGACTGCCGCCAAGTGGTTGGTGTGGGCGGGCAACGCGGGCATTGCGCCAGAGGTTATGGCGTGGGTCAAGGAGTATGAGCACTGCATGCACAGCTACATGGACGGCGGGCAGAAAGATAACCCGTACATCTTCAACCCAACCAATGCGGCGCAGACCAGCTTTGTGTCGCCGCGTTCGCTGGAGAAGGCGTCACGCTGGGTGAAGGTGCGTGACGAGTTAACAGAGAACAGCTTGATTGCCTGTCTTGACGGCACGCTAGGTATCGCAGGCAGTCGTGACTTGCAGGCGTACATCAGCTTGTCCGATCAACTCCCGACCCGCGAGGCGATCGAGAACTCGCCCGACTCGGTGACCATGCCCACCAGCCCCGCCGCCTTGTGTATCTTGGCGTTCAAGGGCGTGGCCGTTGTGACCCGTGACACCTACGCCCCGTGGATGAGGTTCGTGCGGCGCATGCCCAAAGAGACTCAGGCTGTGTTCATTAACAGCTTACTGGAGGTGCGCGAGAAGAAGCAGTGGGCCATGTCTCACCCCTCGTTCGTTACATGGGCCCGCGAGAACCAGTACATGTTTGCTGGCCTCAAGGGATAAATCGACAACTTGTCTAAAACTCCGGAGAAACAAATGAAGATGAATCCGAAATGGAAGCACGACTGCAACAAGTGCAAGTACCTTGGCAGTATGTTTGTGCTCAGCGACACGCTGGACTGGTACACCTGCGGCGCGGGCTTTAACAAGACTGTTATTGCCCGGCGTGGTGACGATGGCCCTGACTACTGGTCAATGCCTGTGGACATTATGCGCTTAGGCGATGATGTGGCGCGTAAGAGTGACGACTCGCTCGTCTACAGCGGCATGACCATGCTGGCAGATGCAATGCTCAAGAAGGAGGAAGTATGAAGAAGTACAAAGTACATGTAGAACTGACCTACTGGGACTCTATTGAGGTCGAGGCTGAAACGAAAGAGGAAGCTGAGACAAAAGCGGTTGAGTCCTTTGACATCATAAAGAGTGCTCGGTTCGTGGAGAGCGCAATAACCTACATCGCGGAGGTGACCAATGACCGACACTGAACTACTGCTGGTGCTAGGGAACTGCGTGATGGTGGGACTCTATGCCTACGAGCGGGCGCGGGTGTCCTTCTTCAAGCTAGCCCTTATCGCGTTAATGGAAGCGGTTCAAGGAGCTGCTGACAAAAAAGGTTCGTTCACCCGAACGACTGATGGAAGTATTCAATTCAAGGAGATCGAAAATGCTGGTAGTAAGTAAGCCAACGGCCAAGCCCAAGCTGGTCGCGGAGAAGCGCATTGAGGTGGTGCATGTGTCCCTCATGCAGGACAAGCGGTTCGCCCTGTTCGCAGGTCTGTTCATGGTGGGCAAGACGAGCGTGGATGACACGACTCCCACTGCCAAGACCAACGGGCGTGACGCTGTCTACGGGCGGGCGTTCGTGGACTCGCTGACCGACAAGGAGTTAGCCTTTCTTGTCATGCACGAGAACATGCACAAGTGTTACCGCCATCTCACAACATGGCGTAGCCTGTACGACGATAACCATTCGTTGGCCAACACCGCGTGTGATCATGTCATCAACCTCCAGCTTGAAGAGATGGACCCCAACGAGACTGTACTCGTGCATCCCCGTGACAAGGTGACGGGCAAGCGCATGGGCGCACACGACCCACGCTTCCAAGGTATGGATGCGCGGCAGGTCTACGACATCCTCAAGGAGGAGTGCAAGGGCGGGCGTAAAGGGCGCGGCGGTAGCGGCGGCGAGCCTTCCGATGAACAGGGCGAGCCGGGGGATGGGAATGATCGACAAGGTGTCGATGGTTCCGGACTCGACGAGCACGATTGGGAAGGTGCACAGGACGGGCTTAGCGAGAACGAGAAGAAACAGCTTGAGCGTGACATCGACCAAGCCCTGCGCCAAGGCGGTATCTATGCTGGCAAGATGGGTGGGCAGATGTCCCGTGAGATCGGTGAGTTGCTCACACCTAAGGTTGACTGGCGTGAGGTGGTGCGAGCATTCGTTAAGACGCACATGCGCGATCGTCAGGCTCCGTCATGGCGCAAGGCGCACCGCAACTATCTGTGGCAGGACATCATCCTGCCCAGCGTGATAGGTAAGCGGGTCAGGCACCTCGTGCTGGCGATGGATACTTCTGGCTCTGTGGTAGGCGATCTACTCACCATGTTCATGAGCGAGTTCAATAAGGTCATAACGGATACGAATCCCGAGCGGGTCGATGTACTGTACTGGGACACCGATGTTGCAGGGCATGAGACATACAAGGATGCGGACAAGAAGTCTATTGTGCATCGCACCAACCCCAAGGGTGGTGGTGGCACGGACCCTGACTGCGTACCCGTGTTCATGCACGCTCATGACCTGGCTCCTGATGTGCTTGTGATTCTCTCCGATGGGTACATGAGCAGTGATCCGGCGAAGTGGGCGGGCGTGACATGCCCTGTCCTGTGGTGCATTATTGGTAGCAAAAGCTTTACCCCGCCCGTGGGTCAGCTTGTCAACATTAAGGATTGATCATGGACGACGACAAAGTCATATTGAAAATCAGTGGCCATACTTTCTACATGGAGATAGCCGAAGCTCTCGCTGTTGCGAAGATCTTGTGTAGTGCGTCACGCATCAAGGAAGTGCGGATAGCCGAGGATTGGGGGAATGTGATGAGCGGCCCCGAACTTGATTCGGTGAGTATCCAGCCCATGACCGCGCACTATTGGCTTCAGTTGGAGACCAACCGCAAGGCCAAGGAAGCGAAGGACAAGAAATGATAGCGGGCAACTACAACATCAACCTCAACAGGGAAACCTTTGAGTTGTTGCAGAGGGTGCGCGATGACCTTGGCGTAAAGCTAGGGTTTGAGCCAACCTACGGGCAGGTGGTACGCCATCTGATCAGTATGTATAACACAGCAAAGGGGTAGATCGTCATGCCTTTAGTTGTTATAGGTAAGGGGAGAGTTGAGTATCAGCGCCCCAACAAACAGGAACTTCCCCAGATCGGGAGTCTTGTCTGCATGAATGAAATCGTGCAGTCTCAGCATCGGCGTGCACAGATAGCCCAGCTATCTATCAGCATGTCGTTTATTCAGGAAGCATATCTTCACAAGGAGAGCCAACATGGCTTACGGGTACAGTAGTTACAACACAGCGGGCGTACCGCACATCACGAGTTTCGCGCAAGCGAAGCAGAGGTACGAGCAGACCAAGCCCATCAAGGGGCATCCACAAAGCGTTAGGCCACTCGGGTTACGCCGTCATCACAGGATGGCGAGTATCTCGATGCCCGATGCAGACACGGTCAACATGGAGTATTGCGGGAGACCTCTCGTGCAGTGGCGATCGGACGACACCTACACAGTGCACAGACCTGTGTATGCCAGCGCGTACACGCCAAACAACACCAGTCAGTATGTACCAGAGGGGATATTCGGCTGGAGGCATGGCGAGATATTCGTGGCGCTGAAGAGTGGCATGGAGTACTTCATCCCAGCGGGCGGTAAGTTGGAGTTTCAAGTGGCGGGCAACCACCACCTGTTACTCAATAAACCTGTGGCCTACGCTGTACGAGCGAATAGGAATGTGGCGATGAAGATCATGACCAAGTACCAGCCCTTCATGGATTGGTTGCAGGTCGTGACGGGCGTGAACCGCGAGATCGACACGGATGAAATGCAGGAAGCATGCGATCGGCTTCGGAGTATTGCCGGTGTTCCTTCGGAAGAAGCCTATGGGACAGCAATACGAAACATTGAACTACGCGCTAGCTCTGAAGGATGGACGCTGTACGACGAGCGGCGTAATGCTGGGTGCCTCCCGTTTCGTGGCGGCAATTCGCGCCATGCTTATTCCCACTTCCACCGCCCAAGCTGTGAGTTGCTTGACTCGTGGCTCACGAACGAGGATGCGGAGGATTGGGTGCAAGCTATGTATGTCATCACACGGCATCAGGGTCGGCACCTGCACTTCAGGGACCACAACGGGGCGTACAGGCACACGAAAGCCATACTACCCCTTGATAGGACAGTGGAGTTTCTCAGGGCGTTGACCTCATTCCTGCACAACGATGAGGTGTTCACCCGTGAGCGTCTACCTGACGGGCAGTTACCCACCAGAAACAACCTTAACTTCTTTCACGAGATTCACATTCGCAACCTCGGAACAATCGACAAAGTGTCGATGATTCCTAACTAACTGGAGAACACCATGACACAGAATACGATCATTCACACCGCCCCGGCGGTATCCCTTGCATCCATGGCCATGCTGGTCGAACTGCGTATCAGCACATGGACAGCGCGTAAGCGTGACAACGAGACCACGATGGAGGTCAACACTTCCAAGGAAGCTGACCAAGACTCAGGCTCTGTCTACAAGTACCTGATGGCGGGCAGTGACCACCTCAAGAAGATTGAGAAGTACGCGGCCAAGTGTCGCTCGTGGAACGGGACGCAGACCCTGCCTTGGATGAAGGGTATTGGGCTGTTACCGATGGAGAACTTCTTTCATTACCGTGGCCAGCTTGGCACGATGGAATCCAATTTCTACGCATTGGTTGACGCTTTCATCGCGGAGTACCCCAAACTCAAGAACGATCAAGCGTTCAGGCTGGGTAAGTACTACCGCGCTGAAGAGTTTCCCGATGTGGAGACCTTGCCGCGCAGGTTCAAGTTTGAGTACAACTTCCTCCCTGTTCCAGAGAAGGGGGATTTCCGCATCCGCTGCGAAGAACAAGTCCGCGCCGACTTGGCTGAGCAGTACGAGAAGATGTACAACGCCAAGCTGGCCGATGCCATGCGTGACCCATGGGAGAGACTGCATGCACTGTTGACTAAGATGAGCACCACCTTGACCGACAGGGATGATGGTGAACGGAAGATATTCCGCGACTCAATCGTGACCAATGCGTCAGGTATGTGTGACCTGCTGACGCGGCTCAATGTGACGAAGGACCCAGAGCTTGAGAAGGCTCGCCGTATGCTAGAGCAAGCGATAGCGGGCTTTGACCCGAAGGACCTGCGTGGTAGTGACGGCGCTCGTGTCGAGTTGAAGTCTAGCGTCGACGACATCCTCAGTAAATTCAATTGGTAAGGAAAACATAATGCAACTTGCAAACGTAATTATCAAAGACGGATATATCATGGACCCTATGCTGGCAGAGTTGGTAACTCCGCTGGCCTTGGCCATGCCATCCTATACATTCACCACGCGGACCATGGACGACACACAGTTCGTGCACTACTCGTACCCCTCTACCTTGAAGGCTCGTTCGGTGCAAGCCCCCGAGGGTATGAAGTTTATGCGAAGACTGTTTGTGTTCTGCGAAGACGAGAACATGGGGGAGTTGTTGGTGGATACTAGGTACAGCCGTACTAAGGGCAGTGATGTGGTGTGGGAGATCAAGTGCTGGCGCATAGAGAACGAGCGAGGCTCGCGGAACACCACCAAGACTACCAAGATTGAGGTGGCCAAGCGTGCGGTCAAGAAATACTTTCTGCCCAGAGGGTTTGATGAAGTATTGGAGGCCGCAAAGAGTGTTCTGTATGACTGCGATCGGGCGTTGGCTCGTCTGGCAAACGACATATCACGCAATACTTTATTCAAGAACCATTCGGACTTGCAGGAGTATGTCTACCATCAGTTGACAGGGCGGGAGATACCTACCCAGCTTAAACAGCGGGTGGAAACTAAGATGACTTCGGACAAGTACCATAAGGCAATGAGTGAGTTTGATCTGGCCGCGTCTATGGATGTCAGGAAAGACAAGCTAGTTGTCATACGGTACAAGGGCGGGTACTTATACAAGGAACCTGTGTCTCATGATGAACACCTGACCGAGATGGTTACTAGGTTCCAGTCGTTTGAAGAGTTACCTACCCCGTGGCAAGACAGACTGGCGGTGCTCCAACTGATGGAAGATGAAGAGGTCGTGCGTGATGTAGGCTACAGGCACAACGACACGCACTTCGTGATACTAACTAACCCGTAACCTGCTACCCTTTGACCCGCTTCGGCGGGTCTTTTTTTTGCCCGGAATTATCGACAACGTGTCGACTATTCCCAAACCCTATTAGTGTTTCTCCCTATAAAATATTTCTGTTGGGCACTTGACATAGTCCAACAAGCCCCGTATATTCTGGGCATGGCATTAACTCCAGAACGAAAAGTAAAAGACCTAGTGGTGGCCCAGCTTAAAGCTCGCGGCGCGTACTACTTCTTCCCTGCAAGCAACGGCTTCGGGCGCATGGGCATACCCGACATCATCGTGTGTCACCATGGTAACTTCATCGCCATAGAATGTAAAGCGGGCAACGGAAAAACCACACGACTGCAAGATCGTGAATTGGATAACATAAACAAAGCGGGCGGGGTGGCCATAGTCATCAACGAGACCAACATCGCATTGGTCACCCGTATTCTCACTTCAAAGGAAACTAACCATGCTGGAAAAGCTACTGCGCCTCCCACTCCCTGATCAAATCAAAGCTGTCGTGGAAAAGATTGAGTCTCTTGACGAGACCAGTTCCCACCACGTAATTTCCGAGTGGGTCAATCGAACTCCTTACCTCACCAGCTACGAACGCTGGGTGATCAACCGCGCATTGCACAAACGGGATAGGGCTTACATGCTCAATCAGGCCATGGAGATTGTGTTAGGCCGCGACACTCACCCAAGCGAAGTTTTAAAAAGCAAGTTTGAATCGGGGGAATACAGAGCACCTATCCGCATGCAGAGCGCAGAGCCACGCAAAAAAGTGGAAGTTGTGTTGCGGGAAAAAGCCAAGTGATCACCATTGACTTTGAAACCTTCTACAGCCGCGAGTTCTCCCTGACGAAACTCACGACTGAGGAGTATGTGCGTGACCCACAGTTCCAAGTGATCGGCGTGGCGGTCAAGGTGAATGACGAACCTACGCAGTGGTTTTCCGGGGACCTCGGGGAAACGGCTGAGTGGCTGGCGCAGTTTGAATGGCGCAACCACTTCGTGTTAGCCCATAACGCAATCTTTGATGCGGCTATCCTGACATGGGTCTTCGGCCAAAAGCCTAAGGCGTGGCTGGATACGCTGTCCATGGCTCGTGCCATGTTTGGTACGCAGGTGGGTGGTAGCTTGCGGGCGTTGGTTGAGCATTTCGGGCTGGGGGCCAAGGGCACTGAGGTGGAAGATGCCAAGGGGTTTCGGCGCGAGGATTTCACCCCTGAACACTTAGCGTCCTATGGTGAGTACTGCAAGAACGATGTCGAGTTAACCTATAAGCTGTTCAAGGAGATGGACCACAGCTTCCCAGTCATTGAGAAGCGCCTGATCGACATCACCATCCGCATGTTCAGCGACCCGTTGCTGGAGGCCAACACCGAGAAGCTGGAGGCACACCTGATTGGGGTGCGTGAGCGCAAGGCCAAACTGTTTGAAGAAGCCAACATCACCAAGGAAACCCTCAACAGCAGTGCAAAATTTGCAGAGTTATTGGGCAGGTATGTTCCGCCTCCTGTAAAGGTCAGCCCTTCCAACCCAGACAAGGTGGTCTTTGCGTTCGCCAAAAGCGACCCAGAGTTTGTGGCGATGCTGGACCACCCCAATGAGATCGTGCAAGCCCTTGTTGCGGCACGGTTGGGGGCCAAGTCCACGTTGGAGGAGACCCGGACCGAGCGGTTTATAGCCATTTCCCGCAGGGGGCACATTGGCGGAGCACTGCGGCGCTTACCTATTCCGTTGAAATACTACGCCGCGCACACCGGGCGGTGGGGCGGGTCTGACAAGGTCAACCTCCAGAATCTACCCAGCCGTGGGTCTGAGGGCGGCAAGTTGAAGCGGTGCATCGAAGCCCCTCGCGGGCATGTCATCATCGACTGTGACTCGTCCCAGATTGAGGCCCGTGTCTTGGCGTGGCTGGCCGGGGAACGTCAGGTTCTTGAGTTGTTTGCCCGCAAAGAAGATGTGTATTCGTACATGGCCAGAGTCATCTACGGGGTTCTTAACGAAGACTCGGTGACTCCTGAACAGCGGTTCATCGGTAAAACCACAGTTTTAGGCGCGGGGTACGGGATGGGGGCGGTCAAGTTCCAGATGCAGTTGAAGAACATGGGCAAGGACTTGGACCTAGACACCTGCAAGTTCATCATCCGCAGATACCGCGCATCCAATGTCCGTATCTCTGCGTGGTGGAACCACCTGAATAAAGTGCTGGAGAGCATGATTCACAGCAAGGTTGCGGAAGTCGACAAGGTTGGGTTGATGGAGTTGTCTCCTTTTACGGGCATCGCCCTGCCAAATGGTCTGCACCTCAACTACCCGGAGTTGCGCCGCACCACGAATGGTGAGTTCACCTACATGACCCGGCAGGGTGTCAACAGGATATACGGCGGCAAGGTGGCTGAGAACCTGTGCCAAGCCATTGCCCGTTGCATCATTGGTGAGCAGATGATTCAGATTGAGAAAAGACACCGCGTAGTTCTGACCGTCCACGACGCCATAGCCTGTGTTGTACCGGTAGACGAGGCGCAAGAGGCACAAGCCTACATAGAGCAGTGCATGCGGACACCCCCGGCTTGGGCCGTTGGGTTGCCCCTAAATTGTGAGTCAGGCATGGCTCGTAACTACGGAGATTGTTAATGGCGAATATCACATGGTCGTACAGCAGTTTGTCCCTGTACCAACAGTGCCCTAAGAAGTACTACCACCTCAAAGTGGTGAAGGACATCAAGGAGCCGCTCAGTGAGGCGATCATCTTTGGGAACACGATTCATAAGGTGGCTGAAGAATACGTATCTAAAGGAACTCCTATTCCGGAGAAATACAAAGAGATTGAGCCAGCCCTTGAGAGCATCCGCAATATGCAGGGCGAAAAGCTATGTGAGAACAAGCTGGGCTTGACCGCTGACCTCAAGCCGTGCGGGTTCTTCGACAAGGGTGTGTGGTGGCGCGGCATTGCTGACCTCATCATCTTGCAGGGCGACAAGGCGCTGACCATTGACTACAAGACGGGCAAGTCGAGCAAGTACGCCGATCTCAAACAGTTGGAGGTGCTGTCATTGGCCATCTTCAAGCATTTTCCACAAGTTAAGAAAGTCAAAGCGGGCTTGATGTTCCTGTTCGCTGATGACTTTGTAAAGGCTGATTACCACTCGGACACACAAGATGAGTTGTGGGGTCCGTGGGTTTCAGATGTTGGGCAGTTGCAGTCGTCCGTCGAGAACAAAGTATGGAACGCGAAGCCCAATTTCACCTGCCGGGGGTGGTGCCCGGTTGTTTCATGTGTTCACAACGAAGGAGCTAAAAATGGCAACAGCTAAAAAAGCAAAGAAGGTATCTCGTGCATCTCTGATGCGTCAGTACTACAACGGCAACCCAGAGGCCACACCCAAGGATGTGGCGAAGAGGTTCAAAACCACGTATCAGGTTGCGTATATGGTGAAGCGGGCGATGGAGCCGAAGAAGCAAGGCGCAGGGAACTTCAAGCGGGTAGCAGTGTTCTCAAGCAACGAGTCCGTACTGGACACGATCAACCCTGAGTGCGTCAAGCCCGAAGAGCCAAAAGTTGATCCGGTGAATCATCCGGTTCACTACAAGGTGGGTGGGATTGAAACCATCGACTTCATCGAAGCAAAGGCATTGAGTTATCACTTGGGTAACGCAGTGAAGTACATCACCCGCGCCGACCACAAGGGCAACCGACTGCAAGACTTGCAGAAGGCCAAGTGGTACATCGACCGCGCCATCGAGAGAGCGAATGAAAGCCGTACTTGAGTTTACGTACCCGGAGGACGAGGCCAATTTGCGCCACGCCCTCTATGGGGGTAAAGCTATCAGCGCCCTGATAGACATCCAGATGGCGGTCCGCAGTCATTTCAAACACGATGCGGACCCCAAGGATGTTTTGGAGAAAGTCCGGGAGCTAACCAACATGGCGCTTGACGAGTGCGGGGAGGCGTGATGACCGAGACCGTAATGATCGTATTTCTCTTGGGCGCACTGTGCGTATCCGTAGCAGGGCTGGTGCTGTATGCGCTCTCAGAGATTTGGTTTTGGATGGACGAAAACGAAAGGAAAGACAAATGATGGACTTAGTTTCAACCCGCGCCGACGTTGATGCCCAGACCCAAGGATGTGCAAGACTTTTGGCGGCGGTCATTGCCAAGGCTGTGGAGGATTTAACTGTTGCCCCCACGGGCAAAGAACGCAAGACTGCGACTAACTTGCAAACGGAACCTGTTCGCAGTGTCCGATTCTTTAGAAGTAAGTTGTTTCTTTACTACGCGCAACTGATTGGGGTAAGCGGGGAAGCACTTTTAGAGCATCTTGTTGACAGAGAAATAATGCCGCTCAAAAAAGACAAGCTAACCACCGCTGATTACCGAATCATACGGGCTAGATTGCGGTGGGCGCTTCCCCCTATGGGGGGCAAAGCGGCAGATCATGGGATTGAGGAGAACACATGATTAACCGAGCCAACATATCAGACTGGCTTAACCGAGCCGACTACACGGCAGAGGAACGCCGCAACATATGCGCTCAAATCATGTCGGAAGCGCAGTATTGGGATAGCACTCAATACCTGAGGATGATGCACGACAGTACAAAGCGCCCGTGGGTTGGGCTGACGGATGAGGAGATTGAAGGCGCTATTGATGACGGCTTTGCATTTGGTCTTGATGATGGCAACGTATCAAACGAATATGTGATTCGGTACGCCCGAGCCATTGAGCAAGCCTTGAAGGAAAAGAACACATGAACGAAGAAGACGAAGCATTTGAGCAGTTGGCCTTGAAGCAGGGCCAGTGGGAACACACCAGCGGCTGGCGCAAGAAACAAATTGCACACATGGATGTCCACTCACATCCAGTTGAGTTTGTCCACCTGCACCGCAACGACACCTTGGAAGAAGTGGCTGTGGAGTTGGAAACAAAATTTACCATGCCTTTTGGGCGTGACACAGTGGCAAGTTTTGCGGCGTTTGTGAGGGGAATGAAGCGATGACACACGAAGAAATTGACATCGTATGGCAACAGGCCATGCGAGAGTCAATCAAAGATGGCGAGGTGTATATCCGCTATCACTTTGCAGAAATGGTGACAGAGAAAGCGTTGACACAGCGCACAGAGCCTGTCATTGACAAATCTGCGGCAATCCGTATTGCAACTGTACTGGGGTGGACACCACCCCGCACATGGGTAGGGCTGACGGATGAGGAGATTGATGCTCTTGCTGACCTTCACGGAACAGTCAATTGGGCAGTCATGTCATATGCCCCATTTACCAGAGCCATTGAAGCCAAACTCAAGGAGAAGAACACATGACGGAATACACACACAAAACATATGACACGATGCGGGTTTATGTGCCTGCGGGTATGTATTCAATCGCAGAAATAGATCAACTGCTTGCCGACATGATAGAGGCAAGAACGCAACAAAACGAGCATTTGAAAACTTCGATGCAACAACTTAAGGAGAAGAACAATGGGCAGTGATCAGAAATTTTGGCTTTGTATTTGGGGCATGGTGCTGGCGTTCTTTATAGCGCTTATGGTGTGCGTCACCATCAACGCCCATGGCAAGCGGGATAAGTGGGAGCGGGCCGTGAGCAACGGTGCTGACCCTATGGTCACGGCCTGTGCGCTGGACGGCGTGAACAGCCACGCAGAAACGGCAATCTGCACAATCTTGTCACAGGGGAGAAAATGATTGAACTTGTCCGCACATGGCAGACCAGGGAGTCTGGTGACCGCACCAAGGTGACTGGAGGTCAAGTGTGGCGGTGTACTGAATGTAACTTGTACTTTCAAAACAAGACCCAAGCCAATGAACATAAATGTAGAACGGAGACATCATGATTTGGCGTGAAGCAACTATTAAATACCTCAAGGAAATCCTCAAGCCGAGGACTATCCACGAGATGATTGCAAAAGAATTACGCGAAGCGCACATGCGTAAATTAGAAGCTGAAAGCGCGGTTGAGTACGCCAGATCAGTTGTGGCATACAACGAACAGCGTATTGCAAGACTACACAAAAGACTAGCCGAACACACGACAGAGGGGGAGTACGCACCTCCAAAAGGAACATCAAATGCCTAGACCTAAATCGGAAATAACTGCGATTAAACAGATTCAAGTTGCTGTGCGGGTAACCGCCTCAATGAAAGAAGAGTTCAAGCGAATTGGCGGGTCGCGCTGGTTACGGGCTTTTCTGGCCAAGAGCATCGAAGAGAGGCGTCAGAAGGAGGCCAAATGACTGACATAACTGACTACGCAATGCCCATGATGAAGATTGAAAATCTTCTGCGTCGGATGCACAATCATCTTCTGGACCATGAAATGCTTCAAGCCCAAGAACTGTCGATTCAGTTAGTGGCGGAGTCCAGAGTTTTGTACCACACCCTTATTCTCATGAAGGAACAAGAAGATGCCTTACGTCAACAAACCACGCCCGTACAAAAAAGAATACCAGCAACAAGTGGAGCGGGGCGAGCTACCTACACGAATGGAGCGGCAAAAAGCTAGGCGGGCGATGGATGCCAAGGGCGTTGATCGCACGGGCAAAGACATCGACCACACCATCCCGCTGTCCAAGGGTGGCACAAACGCACCGAGCAACTTGAAGCTGAAGAAGCCCAGTGCAAATCGGTCGTTCAGCCGCAACAGCGACCACACAATAAAAGTGAACAAACCGAAAAAATGATCTCACAACAATATAAGTGGCCGAGGCCCATGGGCTTCGAGCCATTCGATCACCAAAAGACAACTGCGAATTTTCTGGTCAACAATGGACGCGCATTCTGTTTCAACGAACAGGGCACAGGCAAAACCGCCTCTGTCATTTGGGCCGCTGATTACTTGATGACCACGAAGCTCATAAAGCGCGTACTGGTTGTGTGCCCGCTGTCCATCATGCAGTCAGCATGGCAGAACGACTTGTTCAAGTTTGCTGTCCACCGCTCTGTCGATGTTGCCTATGGCTCCGCTGATAAGCGCAATAAGATCGCCAACAGCACGGCTGAGTTTGTGATCATCAACTACGATGGCCTTCCTGCGATTGCACAGGCGGCTATTGACGGAAAGATGTTTGATCTCGTCGTGATCGACGAGGCCAACGCATACAAGAACGTGCAGACCAAACGCTGGAAGCTAATGCGTAAGATCATCACCCAGAACACTTGGTTATGGATGCTGACTGGCACTCCCGCCGCGCAGTCCCCAGTGGATGCGTACGGGCTGGCGAAGCTTTGTGTGCCCAACCGTGCGCCTTCATTCTTGGGTGACTATCGCGAGTCTGTGATGCTCAAGGTTGGCATGTACCGATGGATGCCCCGGCCCAATGCGGAGCAGATCGTATTTGACATGCTACAGCCAGCCATTCGGTTTGAGAAATCCCAATGCCTCGACTTGCCAGCAGTCACATACACCAGCAGACTTGCGCCCCTCACCCCACAACAGCGTAAGTACTACAAGGAGTTGAAAGACCAGATGCTCATGGAGGCGGCGGGCGAGGAGATCAGCACAGTCAATGCCGCGTCACGCATGAACAAGCTGCTCCAGATTTCCTGTGGCGCGGTGTACACAGACAGTGGGGCGGTTGTAGACTTTGATGTATCCAACCGATTACAAGCGGTGGAGGAAGTCATTGACGAGTCGAGCCACAAGGTCTTGATCTTCGTACCGTTTCGTCACACGATTGAGTTGCTCCAGCGCCATCTGGTGAAGGTCAACATAACCTGCGATGTGATTCACGGCGATGTAACCGTACGTAATCGCACTGAAATTTTTAAACGATTTCAAGAAACCCCGAACCCAAAAGTTCTCGTGATTCAGCCGCAAGCGGCATCGCACGGGGTTACCCTAACTGCGGCGGACACCATAATTTGGTACGCTCCAGTCACCTCAACTGAGACGTACCTTCAGGCCAATGCTCGCATTGATCGGCCCGGTCAACGCAACACAATGACAGTGGTGCACATCGAAGGTAGTCCTATTGAGCGCAAGCTGTACATGATGTTGCAAAACAACATTACGAACCACGAAAAAATTGTGGATTTGTACAAAAAAGAGCTTGAAGAGACTTGACAAAGTCTAAATAAGCCCTATACTAATCTTTCACTTCAGGAGAAAAAAATGGAAATCACTTCCGTGGATAAGCTGTCGGAGCAGTACATCAAACTGCGTACCGAGCGAGAGATACTCAAAGAGAAATTCAACGCCACTGATGGAGAACTCACGGCGCAGATGGATGCCATTGAGTCTCAACTTCTGGATGTGCTCAATGCGGCACAGACCAGTAGCATGTCAACCGACTCAGCCGTAGTAATGCGCCGCGTTACTAAGCGGTACAACCCGACCAACTGGGAAGCCATCTATCAGTTGGTTGACAAACACAAGGCTTACGGCCTTTTGTTTAAGCGTGTGCATGACCAAAACATGAGCACGTTTTTAGAGGAACATCCAGATGAGTACCCCGCTGGTCTGAATGTCGATAGTCGTTATACGGTGGTCGTTCGCCGTAAGTCATCTGTTTAATCAAGGAGAAAAACCATGTCCAATGTTTCCACTTTCAATGAGAACCTGCCCGCCCACTTACAAAACGTTAAGCTGGACGACTTCACCAAATCCTTTGCCAACTCTGGCGGTAGCATGAAGCGCATCACCCTGCGCGGGCGTGTCTTCCGTTTGGTTGACGGGGGCAAAGAGATCGCCAAGAACACCGACCCATCCATGGATGTTGTCATTGTCAACGGTAGTCGCACAGTGCAGAAGTCTTACTACGCCGCTGAGTACAACCCCGATGAGACCTCCGTGCCTGATTGCTGGTCCAGCGATGGTGAGCGCCCTGACGCTGATGCCGACGACCCACAGCACTCACACTGCAAAGAGTGCCCCCAAGCCATCAAAGGTTCGGCTGGTGCGGGCCGCGCCGCATGCCGTTACTCCATGCGTCTGGCTGTTGTGTTGAGCAAGAACATTGGCGGTGACATCTACCAGTTGATTCTGCCCCAGAAGTCATTGTTTGGTCAGGGCGATGTTGACCACATGCCGTTCCTGCAATACGCCAAGTATGTGGCGCAGTCAGGCTATAACCTGAACATGCTATCTACCCGGCTGACCTTTGACACCGACAGCGATTTCCCCAAGCTGGTGTTCAATCGGTCCGAGTTCCTTGATAAAGACAGCTACGACACCGCCGTAGCCCAAGGCGAAACTATGATTGCCATCAATGCTGGCAAGCTCAACTTCACCAAGAAGTCTGATGCGCCTGCACTTCCCAAGTTGGTTGCACCTCCCGGCTCCGCCGCCGCTGAGATTGCGCCACCTACGAAGCGGGCGGAGAAGCCCAAGGACGAAGCCCCCAAGCAGAAATTGGGGCTGTCCGCAATGATGGATGAGTGGGGAGATGACAAGTAATGAAGGGTTACACACTGCAAACTGTACGCCTCAATAGAGATGCGGATGGTAAGTGTGTCGGGGTGCGTCTTGGGCGGTACTGCATCGCCAAAGACATCCCGGTAACCGACGTGATGGCGTTCTTCGATGTGTCTAAACAAACTGTTTACAACTGGTTTGTTGGAATACATCCACCGAACAAAACTCACGAAAAAACCATTCGCGACTTTTTAGATCGCGTTCTATAAGTTTCGGGGGCAACTAGCTCGACGGAGCGAATAGGGTTCCCGTCGACCCCTGTTGCCCCCTTTCTATTTTGACGGCGAATGGATTCACAATGGCGGATATTGAATTGCTACGGAGCGTAGTACCACAGGAAGACGGATGGTATTGCGTTGTAGGGTTGATGGATGGGAAACCCCCGATCCAAACATTCCACAGGACTCTACAAGAGGTAGAGCAAGAGGCAGATAGACTTGTTGCCTATGATCGCAACGCATTCTTTGGGTGCGGCAAGTTTAAAACGGACGACTCCCGAGAGGCGGACAACTGCGGATGGATGCAGTCGTTCTTTCTCGACATCGACTGCGGGCCTACGAAAGCCGTACCAGACAGATACGGACGCATCAAGGGTTATATCGACCAAGCCACAGGCATGCAGGCCATCAAGGATTTATGCAAGGGTCTTGGTTTGCCCAAGCCCACTATCGTAGATTCTGGGCGTGGCTGGCATGTCTACTGGCCGCTGACTGAGTCAGTGGAAGTGAGCAAGTGGTTGCCCGTAGCGCATACGTTCAAGGCTCGTTGCAAAGAGTTGAACATCATCATTGACCCTGATGTCCCCGCAGATGCCGCACGGGTGTTGCGTATACCGGGCACAAAGAATTTCAAAGATGACCCAGCGCACGATGTCGTGCTGATGCACACTGCTGAGCCGATGACGTTTGAGGACTTCGTTGCCAAGATGGGGCCGATGGTTCAGGCGCGGCCAGCGTACATGCCCAAGCAATTGGATGAGTTCACCAAGGCAATGCTGGGCAACAGGCAATCAAGGTTCCGCACAATCTTCGACAAGACCATGGCGGGCACGGGATGCGAACAACTGCGCTACATCATGGAGAACCAAGCTGACGTTGAGGAACCTTTGTGGCGGGCGGGGCTGTCCATCGCCAAGCATTGTGTGGATGCCGAGAAGGCCATACACATCATCTCCAAACAACACCCGCAGTACACCCCAGAAGCCACGGAGCGTAAGACCCAGAGCATCAAAGGGCCGTATACCTGCGAAACGATCAATGATTTCCGGCCCGGTGTATGTGAGAAGTGCATACATTGGGGGAAACTGAAGTCCCCCGTCACACTGGGTCATGAGATTGCCAAAGCCGAGGAGGGCGCAGTAATCCCAAAAAAGCCCACGAAGGCTGACCCGTCGACATCCTTCGTTGTACCAAAGCTCCCGTTCAGATACTTCAGGGGCAAAAACGGCGGTATCTATATGCACGTCAAGGAAGGTGACGGCGATGACGATGGGGCTTCAACCGAGTGCGTGTATGAGTACGACCTGTTCGTGGTCAAGCGTTTGTATGACCCAGCCCACGGCGAAACTATTCTTATTCGCCTGACACTGCCGCGTGACGGCACGAAAGAATTTCCGCTGACCACAGTGGATACGTTGAGCAAAGATGAATTCCGGAAGGTCATGTCCTTCCACGGTGTTTTGGCACACCAGACGCAGATGACTCACATTCTGTCGTATGTTGTGTCGTGTGCAAAAGAACTACAAGTAGCCCAAGAGGTAGAGATGATGCGACTGCAATTTGGCTGGACCGATGACGACCAGAAATTTATTCTTGGCAACCGGGAGATCGGGGCCAACTACAGTAAGTACAGCCCGCCTTCCAAAGCCACGGCGCACATAGCCGCCGCGCTTCGGCCTGTGGGGTCGTTGGAAGAGTGGAAAAATATTTTCAACGTGTATGGGATGGAAGGGTTTGAACCCCATGCCTTTGCCCTTTTCACTGCGTTTGGTGCGCCGCTGATCAAGTTTCTTGGCGTCAAGGGCGGCATCATCAACCTTATAAACAACCGCTCGGGTACAGGCAAGTCAACCATACTTCAGGTTATGAACAGCGTCTGGGGTCATCCCGACGAGTTGATGATTCAGTGGCGGGACACGTTGAACGTAAAGCTACACCGCATGGCTGTGATGTGCAACCTCCCTCTGGGGGTTGACGAGATCACCAAGATGAGTGGGGACGACTTCTCAGATATGGCGTACAGCGTTACCCAAGGAACACCGCGCCGCCGTATGAAGGCATCTGCCAATGAGGAGCGTGAGGCCCAAGGGTTCTGGGCAACACTTATGGTGTGCACATCCAACTCCAGCATGACCGACAAGTTGGAGTCACTGAAGGCCACCTCAGAAGGCGAGTTGATGCGGCTGATGCAGTACCGGATTGACCCAACCAACAACCTTGACAAGCAGGAAGCCAAGCGGATATTCGGGAGATTGCAGAGTAACTACGGTCACGCGGGCGAGATTTATGCCCAGCATTTGGTGCAGCACTTGGAGGAGATCATCGACACCGCACTGTACACACAGGCCCGGTTTGACAAGCGGGCCAACATTGATACCCGAGAGCGGTTCTGGTCAGCGATCGTGGCGGCAAACATTACTGGCGCAATGGTGGCGCAGAAGCTGGGCCTCCACGACATACCGATCAAGCCCGTGTACGACTGGATAACCAAAGAAGTCAAGAACATGCAGGTTGCGTCCAAGCTCACCATGGACGACTACGCGGCGGTCATTGGCGAATTCTTGCTCAAGCACAACCAGAACATCCTCATCGTCAACCGCAAGAGTACATCTAAGGCCAACATCGCGGCGACCCCGTTGTCCATGCCACGCGGCGCGATCATCGTGCGCTACGAGCCAGACACCGAGCGTATCTTCATCCTGCGGACCGCGCTGAAGGAGTTTTGCGTCAACAGGCAGATCACGTTCAATGACCTGCTGGCGGCACTGAATAAAGACAAGTCGTTTATAAACAACGTTCGCACCCGTATTGACATTGGTACGGATATGCACGCGCCCCCGGTTGAAGTGCTGGAGTTTGATGCACTCAAGTTAGGGGTTACCCCTACCGTCCCGACTGTTGTATCTGACGACGATGCTGATTGATGGTGTCAGCTACCACCTCAACTGGAGAGGATTCACCGTAGGTAGCTCGTTCTTTGTCCCTTGCTTGGCGGTCGAGGAGGGCAAAGCGCGTATAGAACGCAAGATGAAACGCCTTGGATTTACTGTTATTGTAAAAATTGTCGTCGAGGATGGCGTAAGAGGATTGCGAGTTTGGCGCATAAAGCGTAAACTGGCGGAGCAACACGCAGTTGCTCGTTCTCCTTTGAAGTGATTTAACCCCCGCTAGGGCAACTTAGCGGGGTTTTTTTAATCCAAGTACGTATGCTTACGCAACACACCTTCCAGCTTCGGGTCGATGTACAGCCCATGATCTGTCTGGCTGGACTTCTTGAGCCGCTCTGTGATTGACTTGGACATGGAGTCCGCAGGGATAAACACAGCGGGGTTCTTGTCGTTGAACTTGTCAATCTTGTCGTAGGCTTTGTCTAGGGTATCTGCGTCGTTGGCCATGAAAGCCAGCGCGTACAGGTTCAGCAGGTTCTGGCGCTCCTTGAGGATTGCCTGCTCCTGACCCTTGATCGTAATGTTGTAGAACTGAATCTCGGCCAACTCTGCCGACCGCAACCCTATTGATTGCATGAACAAGTAGAACGGGCTGACTTCCTCCATCAGCGGGTCACCACGCAGGGTATTCACACCTTCGTTGGCATAGCGGGCAGCGACCATCGGATGTTTGATGAACGCGGGTGCGAGAGTCTCTATAGCCCGGTCAGCATGACCTTCGTTGTACAGCTTTACGGCTTCGGCTGCATTGATTGCCAGCCCCACAGTGGGGCCAAGCAACTGAATAAGCCGGGCTTGCAATGCTTCAGTCTCGTCTAAATTTTTACGGAGGTCAGGGAACCACATGTCGTTTATCTTTAGACGACTGGACAAGTCCACGCCAGCGGCGTTGCCAATACCGCGAGTCAGCATCGTGCCCACGTTTTTGCCAAAGGTTTCCACGGCCCAGTTGGCAAACTCTAACTCAAAATCAAAAGGCGGCTCGTCATCATCAGCAAGCCCATTGATTACGGCTTCAATGATTGACGCTACCTGAGGGAACCCCCAGAGACCAGTTACCCCTGAGAAGATGCCCGCCATGCCCATGGTTCCCACGAACCGGGCACGAGCTTCACGCCGGTCAGCGGGCGTAGCGCCCTTGAGCATGTTGACCATGTTGTGGGCCAAGAAGAAAGTCATCTGCTGCGGGAACTGCTTGAACTGCAACACCACACGAGCAACCGGATGCTGGAAGTAGCGCGGCTTGTTCGGTGAAGAGTAATCAAACATAGACCGGGTAGTCGTGTCCTTTGCTTCAGCAATAGACTCTGCAAACGCCAAGTCCTTATCCGCATAGTCTTTGCGCTTTTCCATGGCCAAGCGGAAGGCAGACATGGCCATCACTTCGCGGTTAAACCGCTCGGCGTTGTGAAACAACGAGGTCAGCATTTCCATGCCGCGATGACGCAGCCCGGTGTAGCTTTCCGTAGGGGACGCGGCCAGACCTGATTGGTCGTACACCGCTGTGATGTCGATAAGCCCGTCAGCCACAAACCGATCGTACGCAGCCCGCTCTGTCTTGCTCATAGACTTGGTGCGGTCCAGGGTGGGGAACATTACGCGGT